TGTGCTGAAACCAAAATCATCATCACCATACTCTGCTAAAATTTTATTGATATCGTAACTCATTTGTCCCATGCCTTTTGTGCGTTAAAGTTTTGTCTGCTGAACTCAAGTCTGTCTACCAGTTTCAATGCTTTACCTAGATGATCAACTGCAACAAAACCCTCTGGTGCAGTAATACGGAAGCCATCGTCTGTGCGTACAAATGTGCCAATGCTCTTAATAGTTTCCAACTTACGAATGATCATCAACTTAGCATCAACAATCAGATTCATTAGATCAAATATTTGTTTCAGTTGAATCGCATTTGAACGATAGAAACGCATCACTTCATTTTTCTCTTTGATGCGTTTTTGTTTTGTGTCTTCTTTCTTTGCTGCCAGAATTTCTTTGTTCAGTTTTGCTTCTACATAATTAATCAATTCTTGTGTATGAATTCTAGTATCAGCAATCTTTTTGCCTTCACGAACTTTCGTGTTGTTGAATGTTTTGATCTGCGTAAGAAAAACATCCGATGCAGCAATACGATTCAATGTCAGTGCAGGTATCGTGTTGAAAACTCTACCTGCGTTTGAAAGAATAGATGTGATTGCTGCTGTCTCTTCTTCAGTAAATGTAACTGAACCAGACGCATCAGTAAATGATGCATCACGGAACCAAACATCTTTTGTTGGCTTCAAATGGCCAATATCAATGTTGAATGATGCTTTCATTGTCTCTAATGTTTTACCAGAATATGATGTGTGAAACACGACACCAATTTGTGCGGCTATCATTGCTTGCGCCAATTTTGATTTTACTGGCACAGCATATACAATTGTGTTTGGCTGAAAGATAATATATTCTTCACCCGCAATAGTTTCTTTTTTGATGTCGCCTTTGCTGAACATCATGTCGCCTTGCAGAACACCTTTGATGCCCAATTTAGGCAAGAATGCCAATGCAAGTTTGAGTTTTTGATTTAAACCCTCACCAGGATGATTTTCGTCAATGTCTTCATCAGTATAATTCAATTTTGCATTTTTTGCAAATACTGATTTCGTACCAACGAAAAATTTACCGTTTTCTGGATTTGTACCAGCAAAGATAGCAGGCGCACCATCCCATTTTGTAGTCACATTTAATTTTGAGCCTGTGTGACCAGCAAGCATATTGCGTAAAGAACGGAGAAATTCTATTGCTTCACGTGCGCCTGATACGCCGGCGTTTAATACATTATCTTCAAGATGTTCAAGGTGAACATTCTTGCCTTCTTTACTCTCTTTTAAATATTCCATGAATTTCATTTTTTTGTAAAAGCACCCATCTTTATAAATGCGTTAGTCTTACCTTGTGGATTTTTGCCACCAGTGTCTGTAAAAGTTATATTGCCATCAACAATGATTTGACCGTTTGGTGATTTAAAAATAATGTTTGCGTTGTTTGTTTGTTTGTTGCGTTCAAGTGTCAAAGTAAATTCACTTTGAAGTTGCTCTAACATTTGACGTAGTTCTTTTGATTTTCTAGAAGAAAGCACTTTTTGCTTTTTATCTCCAATAGCAGCATAAAAATCATCTTCACTATCTAAACCCAAAATTTTGAGAACACGTTTATTAATCTCTTCTTTGTTATTCTTGTAGTAACGATTGAAAATGCCTACAATCAGTTCAATAACTTCACCATGTGTCTTCTTAGCATCTAGTCGAGCGGCTTCTTTTGTCTTACCTTTTTCCATTTTTGCTTTGATGATGCCTTGTAGTTCATAAAGGCGATCTAAATCTTTCTTTGAACCATAATCTTGAGCAAATTTTTGTATGAACACTTGAGAGTTTTTAGTGTCGAATGAACCCTCATCATAAAACAAATCTTTAACTAAAGATATAAAAGTTTTGTTTGCTAAGTTTATGTTCGCACTCTTGTATGCTTTTAGTGAAGCACTGATGCGGTCAACAATTTCACGCTTACTCATTTTACCAACAGTAAGAATCAAATCAGACTTGCTGATACCCTTCTCTTCTACACCAGTAAGATGAATGTCGAATTGTAAGGTATTAAAATCGTTGTCGTTCAAAATGACATCATTGAAAATTTGATTAGCCAGTGATGAACCAGCAGATTCCATTCTGGCCATTTCGCCAGGTAAAGCCTTTCTATCTTTGTCTTTCATGTCGGCAGCAAGAATTTCTTTTTTCTTCTGAAGCATTTGCGCTTTAAGCACAGAAGGTTTTGATCGTTCTGTAGTTAGATTGCCTCCAGCTTGTTCAATCAATTTCGACAATTCATATCCTGTCACATATTCAGAGTAATAACCTAGCCGAGACTTCAAATCAATTGTTTCTTCGTTCATCATGTTCATGTTAATTCTCACAGAAATTTTTTTACCAAAATCAAGACTACTTATCGCACTTTTAATTTTATCGACAATTCTTGTGAACAACGATTTCAGAGGCTTCAGAAAATTAAATGAAACTTCTGTTATTAGAGACTTATATGGCTTCATGTATCTTGCCTTCCATACTTTTCTTTAGACATTCTTTGAATTTTATATGTCGAAACATTTTAGATTCAATTCTTTGGTTATTATGTTCACATTTTTTCCATCGACTGGAGCAATATTGAAAGGTGATTTTTTTGCTGAAGGTATTGCAAACTGCATTTCAAATGTAAACTGATAATTGCCGCTTCCTTTATATTGTACACGTGCACGATATGTTGCTTTTGCTGATTTACCAAACATAGGAACATCTTTTAATTTTAATGGATTTTTTGAACCCATCAAATAGAAACCGTGTGTTCCCACATTTACATAGTATGTGGCTTTTTTATTATAATATTGTTCAATTTTAGTTGCTGATATTTCTCCACGAATATCTTTGAACGTATCACGATCACGCTCATATCTTTGTTGCGGTGTCATTTTACCAGCAGTTGTTTCCCATTTTAAATCTTTATCACGTTTATAAGGAATTTCTTTCCATTGTTTCTTAATAATCTCAAACAAACCGACTTCTTCAGCAAGTTCTTTGATGAACATTTTTTCTTCATCATCTTTTTTAATGTCGCCAAATTTCCACGGATTCTTCTTGTCAGACGAATCATACTTCAATACTAAAGAACCAGCGGATGCGGCAGCGATCTTCAATTCACAACCAGCTTTGATTTTTTTATACTCTAACATCAAGTCTGGCTGATCGTGGCCCGCACCAGCTGGAACAAAACTTTTAGGAACTAATCCTATTGGTTTCAAAATCTTTGCAGCATTAATTTCGTATTGAAATCCCTGTTGAGCAGCCATTAAAAAATCTCCTTAATGGCATATTTATACTTTAAAACCTCCGAACTTATTCTTCATTCCAGACTGTCTCTCACGGTCACCAAAACTGTTCAGCGGCTTGTCATCAACTTGTCCGGTGTCTACCAAATCATCTTGAGCCGACTGTTCTACATCATACAGCTTCATCTTGGCTCTGTCAATACCCACAACGAATCTTTTGAAATAGTTAGGATCATTGTAACGATTCTTTAGTTGCTTAATTAGTATCTGATTCAATTGTTGCAACTCTTCGGTACTTATCAAAGCGAACATAAAGTCGGCTGTGGCTGGCAGACCGAACGATTCTGACGTATCTTCCAAGCCTGGATCCGAGCTGGTGAAGCCGCTTCTGGTAGTCTGGGTAGCAGATACTATGGGAACATCAAACTCGACGGCCAGACCCCTCAGTTCTTCTGCAATCGCCTTAACATAAGAATAACTATTTACATTAGCACCAGGCTTGATTCTGGCACTTGCACAAATGTTAAGATAGTCGATGAAGATGATGTCAGGTTTGAAACTCTTTTTTAGTTGTAATTCATTTAACAATGCTCGAAAGTGAAGGGCTGATGCTGCTGCTGTTGGATACTCTTTGATGATAAGTTTACCATGTGTGTTGACTTTCAATGCGGAGAACTTGCGGTCATAGTCTTGCTTAGAGATTGAATTCAAATCAGCAATATCAATGTTCAGTAGATTCGCATCAATACGTTCAGCAATTCTTTCTTCGGCCATTTCCATGGTGATATACAAAACATTCAGACCTTGGGCTAGACAAGAACCAGCAACGTGACACATGAACAATGATTTACCAACACCTGTACCAGCAAGAGCAATGTTTAGTGTTTTCTTTGGCAAACCACCTTTAGTAATCTTATTGAACAAATCAAGATCAAATGGTATCTTTGTTTCATGGCGATGATAGAACTCAAATCGATTGTCGGAGTCATCGATATAATCGTGACCAACAGACCTATCAAACGACACACCAAGTGCGTCACTCAATAGTTTTGGTATCATACCTTTATCTTCTTTATTTGCCTTATCATCAAGAATGTTAACAGACTTCATGATGGCATTGTAGATTGCTTTGTCTTGGCAAAACTTTTCAGTTTGCTTAATAAGCCAATCTATGTCTGTTGGATCGTTTTTCTCAGCGTTAATCTCACGAATCATTTCAACTGCTTTTCTGACCTGGTCTTCAGTCAGTTTACGTGATTCAGTAAAATTGATGACAAGTGATTCGTAGGTAGGAAGATGTTTGAACTGCTCTACGTGGTCGTTGATTTCGTCGAACAGAATTTTTTCTGTTGAGTCTGTGAAGTATTCAGTTTTTATGAATGGAATAATTTTTCTTGTGAAGTCTTCATTGAAAATTAAGTTCTTCAGTATGGTAGTTTCGAGTCTTTTCATCAGGTTTTTCCAAAAGTATTTCTGTCAGAATGTCACCAATCATTGTAACAAATTCTTCATCATTTTGCAAGTCATCTAAATCAAAAGATGATGGATCGATGATGGTGTAATCAAAGGTAAGTCGGGCAAAACTTCCCTCTTCAACGATGTTTGCTTTCCCATATTGATAAACGACACCAGCATACTTTCCTTTCAGTATGCCGATGTCTGTCATGGTGTCTTCTTCAGACGGTAGAAAGTGAAAGTCTTCGTCAATCAGATACTTCGGCTTCTTCTTCCACGGTTTCAGTTTCGCCCATAATGCTACTATAAGTGATTTCATATTTCTTCCTTACATATTCTTTGAAACGTTCATCAGCAAGAATATCTTTCCAGAACTCTTCATTCTGCGTATCAGCAAAGCGTTTCTTCTCAAGCACCTCACCAGTTTCTTGATCTACTTTGGCGTACCAACCGTTACTGGGTTTGGATACAAAATTACCTTCGAGTGCAATATCAAGTAGACCAGACCACTTATTAATGCCACCATTAAAAGATACAGTAACAGGTATTTTGGATTTTTCACGAACATATCTACTCTTCTCTACATTGATGATAAAATTGTAGCCGACAATTTCTGTGCCATCTTTGTCTTGTTGACGACCAAGAATCCAGATTGTATCTGCTGAGTAATAAGAACCTGTGCCACCACCAACGATGTCTTTCGGGAACATACCAATCTCTTTGTATGTGTGATTGACAACAATCATTGGAATGTCTTTGATTGTCAAATGTGGTGTGACCATACGAAACAATGACTTCATCTGTT